CACCACATCAGAGCCATCAGTTTCCCCATTAGCAAACTGCATAAACTCCTCAAACACCTCAGACATCGTGGGCTGCCTATCCAAAAACTCCCTAGACATAGCTTTGCCCTCGGCATCAACTAGATTCGTTTGGGACCACTCCGACAACTCATCAAAATCCACATTCACATACATGGAGAAACGATCCACAATCATACCGTTCTCGTACACCACCCCGCCCAACTGAACGATACGGTCATCATCAACCTCATCAGGGTCCATACGCCCAGCCGTCTCAGTATCAAAAACAACTACACGCTTTCCTCTGAGGATCTGTGCAACCTCCCGCCATGACTGAGCCTCACCCAACTCGTCACGCAGGCCCGACCCCGCAATATGCGGAGGAGGCGAAAACGGTGCCCACAGCTTGTCTACGAGCTTACCGTTCCTAAACAGTTTAGGCTCGTCTATCTGAGCCTGCGCCAACTCGCCCAGAATTCGGTGGTCTCGGTCATCCCTTTCGGCATCGCTCAACATCTCAAGAGTAGTCGCAGGATCAATAGAAAGTTTAGGTACCATACTGCGCCGTTCAGTGCTCAGTAAATCTTCCCGATCCCACGGGGTAGACTCACTAAGCTTCAAACTTCGCCTAGCAGGCATAGCCGTTAGCGGCGGAATTTCGTCCTCAGACCAGCCACGCTCGGACAGAATAAACTTAAGTTCCTCGGGGATAATTTGAGTCGCCAACCTATCTAGCTCTTCAGGTAGATTACTACCGGCTTCACTGGTTCCCGCTGGAATTCTGCGGTTCTTCAAGATTTGAGACGACAGCACTTCTGCCAAAACCTCCATACGCTCAGTACGGATCACGTTTCTGCCTACTTCGGAACTAAGGTCAAGTCCCGCACGATCCTTTAACGGCACCCCGAACTTTTCATTAATGTAATCATAGCCCGGAGTTTGTCCGAAGATAGATAGCAGATATCCTTGATCCGCTCCCCGAGGATCATATTCATAGTTTCTAGCATACTCTTCTAACCACCCCTGATTTTCATCTATCCATTTTTGAGAAAGTCTACGAATAGGCGAATTTGTGTTTGTGATATACCTGCCAGTAATTTCTAGTGAACTTAGATTTACCTGCTCCCTTTTAAGCTCCGCCTCGCGCAGTTGCATCGCTTGAACCTGTGCAATAGTACGACTCGGATCTCTCCTTAATGCCATTAACTGCTGTAGAGCCTCTTCTAACTCATAAGAATTATTCAATTGCCGTCTAAAAAAGAAATCTGAAGTCAGCAAATAATCTATCCTATGAACCGCCTCGTGAACAGCCACAGTCTCCAAAGACTTAGACGAAATAGTATCCAGACCATACTTTTTGGAAATATCAAACAACTCCTGCAATTCAGGAGTATTGGCCATACCCAAAGGAAGCTCTACACCGTCCGCTCCATCATCCGGACCAAACCGCCTAATCGTCTGACGTTGCTTATCTACGACCAAATGATCACTCAAGCCCAGCATACGTGGAGCAATCGTCAAAACCCCATTACTGCCATTATAGCTACCCGCAGAATTAGGACTGATACTGCCGTCTTTCTTTTTAGGAAAGCCGATCAGAATCTTTTTAGGACGAAACTCTGGGCTTAAAGAATCAGCAGCCTTCCGGATTTTTCGCAACAACTCAGGATTCTCTGCACCGCCCGGAATATACCCTAAAATCCCGGCTCCGCCCATTTCGTTCAGCACCTCATCGCTAAACTCTAACTCTATATCTATAGGCTTCGTTACCTGCTTTAACTCAGCTTTTAGCTCTGCTAAACGTCCACGAACCTCTCCGGCTACCTGAGGCTCCTCTTCCCTATTTAAACGATCAATTTCAAGCTCAGCAATTTCAATATCTCGCAAAACTTGAGTAATAAGATCAAAGTCCTGATACTTGCCGCTGTGATCTCCCGCACGATCCACCAACCTACTATCAGACGGAATCGTATGAGACGAATCAGCAAACTCGATACGTCTATCCGTATCTAACGCTGCCATATCCGACCTGATTCGGACCGCTTCTTCCGCAATATCATTCGACGTACGCTCAAAAGCATAACCCATGTAATAATCGTAATCTTTAAACTGTGCCCCCTGCCTAAATATACGATCCAATTCCTCACGCTTATCAGAATTACTGCCGATATCGGCCATATACTGCAACTGATTCAACCAATCATACTGCTGTTGCTTTTCCCTATCAGTATTATTATCTAACCACTCAATATGGTAATACGCCTTATCAAAATCACGACTAACGTAAGCCTCCACAAGCTCTTTAATGTGGTGCTCATGCCATGTCGTAACCGGCATAGTCTGAGTCAACGCCCGTACAAACTGTACAGTATCCTCATCCACCGGACCAAGTACTTCTTCCACCGGGCGATTACTCATCACCGCCGTCTTCCGCGCCTGCGCCAACCTACTGCGAAGCGTCTCAAACGAATCTTTACTACCATCACGCACAACAGTCACTAACTCTAATCCAAAAGGAAGTAACCGCTCATACTCCGGAAGCGCTCCCCGCTGCTTCATAGGAGTGCCATACAAACGTTCGTGCATGACATCAAACAAACGCTGACGCATCAACAAAGCACTTCCATTAATACTACTTCTAGACGCATCCGACAGCCTAACAAACGCTGCCAGTCTATCCTGAGTCTCTTGTTTAATTATCCCACGCCGAACCGCATCCGGCGACAACAAACTCCTAATCTTCTCGTCATTCTCAGTTAACAGAAGCACCCCCTCCCGCCCCATTGCTGTTGCGTCGGACAATGGAGCCACATTATCAAACTCACCATCAAACCGAGACTCATCCGCCAACGTCGGACCCAAAAATCCGCGAGGCAACATGCCCGTCGACTCAAACACCAACGGTAAATCATCACCCAAAGTACCCAACATCGAACCCAACGTGGACTCGCCCTCATACCACGAAGGCGTAAAATCCCAAACAGACCCATCCGGACGAACAATCTCAACCCGGCCACGATCAACCTGACCCCGCTCGCTCCAAATCTCGCCCGTATCAACAAAGCGCAAATACGCCCCTTTAGGGCGCTCCCAAATCGTTCCATCCTGAACAAGACCATCAAGGTCACCGTCACGAGGAAACGGCACAAAAGGTACAACACGAGGTTTCCTGGCCATACTATGTATTATACCTCAACCGAACCTACGCAGACGGCGTGACCTCTAACGAACTCGCAGAATACGCACCAGTCCCAGCAGCATTCAACGCAGCAACACGGAACTGATAATCCGTACCATTAGTCAAACCCGTAACTCGGTAAAACCCATCAACCGAGCCGGTATCCGCCACAATCGTGGTCCACGTAGTACCATCATCTGTACTTTGTTGAATCACATAGCCAGTAATCTCGTAGACCCCGCCATTCCACGTAGCCTCAACCCACGCTAACGTCACCTCCGTATCACCCGCTACAGCGACCACATTCGTAGGAGCATTAGGCGTAACCGGAATACGTTGAACAATAGCGTTCGTGCTCTGCACGATACCTAACGTGTCAGCAGTGATAGTTTCATCCAACGTCAGTGTGTAGCCGATAAACGAACCCGCCAACAATCGCTCACCCTTAATCAACGTAAGGTCCGAAAACTGTTCCACAATCGTGCCCTCATCAATCTTAGGAGAGCACGGCACATCAGTGTCATACGCTGACAAAGAGGGATGATCCATTAGCGCTTCTCTAACCACAGTTGTCAAATTATCTCTTTGATCTGTGACAACCTGCGTACCCGTCGCACGAATCCACACATAAGTCCGCATATCATAAGCAACATGCAACTGAGGCTCACCCACCCCAGAGTAACCAACACGCTCAATCGAATCAGTACCCATCACCAACGTAATAATCGTGGGCCACCTGTCCAACGCAAACGGTTCATAGTTAGCATACATTACCGGATCAGGCAATTGATCTGCAGTCAAGTTCCAGTAATTCCGATAGTTCACCAAACGAGACGGCAAATCTGCCGCCAGATAGTTAGTGACAAACTGTTTTGCCGTCCGGCTACCACTCATCATAACAAATCACTGTCCTAACAATTTACTGCCACTATATGTCTTTATCCAGCCAGGGGTGTCTGCGCCTCGCAAGCCAGTCTTCTTCAGCCAAGTGTAGTACTTCCCTACTGTACCGCCATAAATAATGCGCTCGTTAATGGCATACCCTAACTTGCGAGTAAAGCGCTTCCCATCCGGGTCACCAAAATCAAACAAGAACTTACGTGCCTCCATCTTCTGTGTACCCTGCTGAATAAACACAGGATAAGGAACCTTACGTTCGATGTCCCTCAAGTTAGTACCAAACATCATACGATGTGAATCATACTTGCGTACCGCCCCACGAGCATTCTCAACAGTCAGACTCTTACGCAACTCTCCACTCGCCACCAAAATACCACTTCTACCGTATTCCTCTTGCTTCCACGCAACAGTCTCTTTATCCAAATCCGCCCATTTGCCTTCCCCGCCAGTCTGAAAATCTTTCTTAAGTTCCTTCTGCAGTTCCCGGCCAGCCCACTTAAACTGAGACTTAAACCCTTTAAGCGCCCGACGTTGCATCGCATTAATGTGCTTAGTGGCCTCATCCTCAGTCTTCTTAACTTTTATATCAATCTTAAACCTTTTCGCAGCCATCAAGCGACCCTTACACGACGATACTTACGCAAACTAAACAACTCACGATCAGAAAAACCCGTCTCCAACGGAGCCACATTACGAGTCGTCAAATCCTTCAAACCCACAACATCATCATGCATATTCTGCATCTCACGAGTAGCCGCACGCAACATCAACAACTTAAACGCCGGAATATTCGGGCCATCCAAACCCGCCACATACGTAATATCCACCTTATCATTCGCAAAAGCATACCGCAAATCAACACCATACTCACGAACAACATAATCCGACTCCGCCGTCTGCACATTAGCCGTAGCCGACGCAGACGCCTGAGTAATCGTCACCGACGACACAGACACCACCGGACTCTGATCCAAATACAACGTATACGAACCCGGAGCATACATCGTTCCAGAACCCACCAAACTACTATTTTCCATAGGCATCATGGAATAGTTATAGAAATACGGATCATTAGACAAACCGCGCCCATAACTCGGAATCCGATACGACTCAGTAAACGTGGTCTGCTCAACCGGGCGACGTAAATACATTTCCAACTCGGATTGCAGCCCATCAATAACAAACTGAGCAGCTTCTTCCTGCACGTTAGTAAACGTAATGTCCATGTAAGTTGTGATATCTGCAATTGTGATTAAAGCCATATCCTGAGCGCCTCTCTACTAATCTGGACGATTACGATGACCCTGCTTCACGCGCCCGCCTTTTTGCGGCGTTAGTTCGACGCCCCTTAGCGGAGTTAAGGTTTGCAGTATTCTGCTTACCTTCATCTCTAATCTTGGCTATTGCATTATCTGAGAGGGAACCATTTCTTGCCCGTGCCAGCCTTGTTCGACTAATTCCAACTAGCCCCACTCCCTTAAGAGTGGCGTTGTTATTCTTTGCAGCTTTACGCAGATCCCGAGTCTGTTTCGCATTATTTAAAACAGCCCTCTGCCCCTCAGTAAGGTTGCCTGTCTTTGCTACTCCATTAAGAGTACTAACAATCTTGGCAAGATCCCTATCTGACTTGCCTGTCTGATCGTCATCAGGGGCAACACGCCCAATGCCTTCAATAAGAATAGCCATACACAGCCCCTAACAAAAAACCAATACTGACAATATGATACCGTATCGGCACACACCTTCCAGACTAATCCGCCATTTGCTTCAAAAAGCTACGATCCAACAACATCAAACCAATCACAGAATACCCCACAATATCCAAATACGTATCAGCCACCGACTCATTCTCCGGAGTCTTACCAGACTTCAACAAATTCTCAAGCCTAGCAACCTTATCATGCAACCGGACAATCAGCCCCCTATGCCCAAATCGCAAAATGTTCTCAGGACCATAATCACGCTGCTTATTACACAGCGTGGACCACACAAACTCACGATCTAACTCGACATCCGCGTCCTTAACCATAACAGCTAACTCCGACCACACCTCCAAATCAACCAAAGGCATATTACCCAAAAAATAAGTATCAATCAGATCATCAACATATGCGCGAATATCATCCAAAGACACAACCCGCCCAGACCGGCGATCAAACACGTCACTCACATGCGCCCACGCATGGTCCTGCCACGACGAAACACTCTCAGTAACAGCCATATCACTTCATCACATTCGCAACAACAGTCTGCTTCATAACAAACAGAAACCAACCAATATAAGACACATGGAACGCATCGAAGTACCCGATGCCTGGAGCAATCGCTGTAAACTCCGGCCACGCTCCAATCAGAACACTGTTGCCCACCATCAGCCCTAACGCTGAAATAGCAGAAAGCACTACCATCGTGATTAACCCATTAAGTAGGGCTAAAACTGCGGACTGTTGCATAGTAGAAATCTCCTCTAACTCTTCATTTCCTGTAATTTTATTTGTAAAGCGATCCCAATCGCCGCTATCCCTATTCATCCTCATACTCCTTCACTATCTGGTGCACTCTCTGCCTAGACAGGCTGTACTTGTTTCCAATATTTGCGAGCGTCTGCCCGCTTTTGTGCTCACTATAAATGCTGTTATTTCTCTCAGAGATATAGTTCTTAGACTTTGGTCCTGGCCTAACCGGCCCCCACGTCCACGTACCAACACCCTCTAACCGTTGTATCCGGTCAACGCTCAGTTTGCCCTGTCTGTATCTTGTACGCATGTAACTGACCCAATTGCCTAAGTTAATGCATTCATTAGGCCCAACAAACTCAACATGCCCGGTAGGGACTAAGGCGTCACCGTACCGATCTTCGTACACCAATAAAGCTTCAAAGTGTCTTTGCCATCTAGTCTCGTGACGCATACACCTAGTTTACTAAAAACCCAGTAAGTGTGTCAAGCTAACTACTCAAAATTTAGGCATGGGCGATCACATTCGCCAAAGACCCAATACGCCTAACCACCTCATCCCGACCAACTCGCTCAGACCACTCCACAATATCTTCCTCCACCTCTAACTCAATAGCATCCCAACACATAATAAATGAGCGAACCCGCCACCCTGGAACACTCTGTAACAATTCATCAAAGTTATTTGACAACTTAAACCGGTCCCGCACCATCCCCGCCTCCATTGCAACAACAGCAGGCAACGAAAAACGGCCGTCAACATCCACCGGAACAGTCTCAGACAACCCATACAACTTCACACAGTCAGCAACGAGCATCAACTCGTAATGAATACGGTTGTTTTTAAAATCCTTAAGTGAAGTCCACATACCCCTACTCTAACAACAAAGCGGGGTTCAGTCAAACCGACCAAACCCCGCCACAGATGTTGATTGCTTTACAGCTACCGGCACCTTAGCCGATAATCACAATCTCCTCCTTCGGGGTTAGTCATTTTGCCGGTACAAAAATACTTTAACCACCGAATCTACAGGTGACTGCAACTTTCTAGACTATAATATTAAATTCGCCTTAGCCCGCCAGATTGCACCGATGGTGCATGAAAGCTACCTAATCGGGCAGGAATTTCCGTCACAATCTGAATCATCAATCTCCATAGCGGTGTTCTCTTCGACGTGGTCCGTACCGAACGGAGTGAGAGCGCCAACCATCTCGGCGTACTCTTCCTCGGTCAACTCACCAAGCGGAGCCTGAGCGAAACCGTGGTCCGAGTGAAGCAGGAACGAAACCGACTTCATCTCCTTCCAGTGCTGACCCAGATACTCCATGATGCCCGGAAGCTCTTCCATGCGGTAGTACACGGTGACCGAAACGGCGTTGTCTGCCCAGACACGCTGAAGCTTGCGGACGAGGTCCATCTGCTCGATAGCGGTCATGTCTTCAGCCAGGACGGTGCCCTCAGGGAACTCGCACGGGAAGTCGATGATCGAAGTACGTGCGTCCTCGGTACCGTCGAAGTTGAGCACCGGGTAGGTGTCGTACCCGTGGTCGGCGCAGAACTGGACCAGCGGGTGGTCGGCAGCGATACGCATACGCTTGACGAACTTGGAGCTGAAACCCGGGTGGACGCCAGGGGTGACGCCAGGAAGCAGGCTGAGGGTGCCGGAAGGCTTGACGGTGGTCAGACGGACCGACTCGGGCCAGCCACGTTCAGCAGACCACTCTTCGTCCAGCTTGCGGAGCGACACGTAAGCCTCGTCCAGCCAGTCAATCTTGTCGAGAGCCTGAGCCACACCGGTCACGCCAAGACCCAGACGCATGTTCTGGCTGGTGATGACATCCGACTGGTGGTCGATGTACGGCATAGCGGAGATAGCCTTCTGCACCTTGAACAGCAGCGAAGAAATCTCAATCAACTCATCCAGAGAGTCGATACGAGGCAGAAAAATCTCGCAGAGGTTGCAGGACTCACGATGGGCCAACGGAATCTCTGCGCACGGGTTAACGCCCACAATCGAATCGTCACGACGAACCTCACCCATACGTCCAAACTCACGCGAGTTCTCAAGATTGAAGAAACCATAAGGCTCACCATTACCCTTATAGCCAGACCAAATGTTGGCTTCCGGGTCAAGAGCCAGACGCCCCATCTGCTCGTTAGAAACAAACACCGAGTTGTTAGACATAGCACGATAGTTCGGTACGTTACCAAGATCCCAACGCTTAGCCATCATGTACGACTCGTCCTCAACGTCGCCCAGAGCGATCTCAGCCGAACGACGGACATTACCTGCAACCACGATCGAACCGATGATGTTAAGGATATCGAGAACCTCAACCGAGTTGAGATGACGGCCAGCAGCACCAGACATCACGTCAGCGATCTGAAGGGCACCCTGAATCAGAATGTCCGGACCAGAAGCAGTGCCGCCAAAGCCGTTGATCGGTTCGCCGTACGGACGGACAAGGTGCGTGGCGAAGGTCAAAGAGTCCTTGACCTCGGGACCGCCAACGAAAGTCTTTACGACACGCTCGATAAGCTCAGCCCAACCCTCACGGGTATCAGGCACGATGAAGTCAGCATCGTTCACGTCAGAGTGCGTGACCGTGGCATGACGCACGGTGCCGAGACGCTCCGGCTGGTTGCAGGAGAAGCCGACGCCACCGCCAAGCATAAGACGGTCGATCGCCCACGAGAAATCTTCAGGGCACTGAACGTCAACAAACCAGCAATTTACTAAGCTGTCTCCACCAATGCGGGTGTTGTTGTCGGTGCCTAGCTGCCACAGCATACGACCAGCAACACTGCCCTTGAGATAGAAGAGCTTGTCATAAAGAGTTTCTGCCTCGGCCTGGGTCAGTCCAGCGCCGATGGCTTGTGCACCGTTGACGACACGCTGAATGGTCTCGTGCCACTCCTCAGTACGCTCGCCGCCAGCAACCGGGCGGGCATAAGTGCGCTTGTAAACGATATAGCCGAGTCCATTGAAACCCCAGCCGGGTTCTTTATCGGCGTAAGCGTCAACAAAATCATCAGAAATCATAAAGGGGTCCACAGTATCTTCTCCTTGTGGTATAATGAGGTGTCGTAAAATAAAGATGGTTTTAGTATTGTAAACCAATACCAATCCCGACAGGCGTCAAGTTATCACGAGATACGTGAAAACCAACATCCGATAACAACATTTTTACTCAGTCATGGCAGCTAGCCGTCGAGCCAAATCTTCCCGATCTGAAAACAACAAAAATATGCCAGCCGCCTGCACATTAGTAGAAATCACCCCGTCTAGATCGTCGTCCAAATGAACATCAAACAAACCTACATCCGACAATTTCAACAACATACCCATAGCCATCATATCATCTGAAGGTATCAACTCGGCAGCCTTCAAATATTCGATCAGGAAGCCTATCTTAGTAGACAACTCACCCAAAGTCAATAATGTTTCAAGGATTGTCCCCGCAAAATCCTCCCACGCCCCAAACAACGCCAAACACGGTCGCACCACACGATTCCTAAACACCGACGACTCTCTATCAGACAAACAAATAGCAGCATCTAACGCTGAAGAACTAGACTCGTGGACAGCCATATACAGCACCCCGTTGTCTTGTAGCTCCAACGCCTCTAAAGACTGCTTATCGTACAAACAATCAATAAGACAAAATTCGCTCGCCACACTAACGATTGCCTCAGTCCCTTGCATTGAATAAATATCTTCCCGCACCCCTGAATTCACAACAGCGTGCATGAGTAGAATCAAATCAAAATTGTGGCTGTCTAGAATCCCGTTGTGTCGAGTCAAATACTCAACAATGTTGGTAAGTCCCCAACAGTAATCGGGGTCAATCGCTTCTAACAAGTCAACGTCGTGCTTCGTCCAAACTGGAAACGGTAGATCGTCGGAACTATCAAAAACGGGCATACTTATAGTATATATGCGAAAGCCCCCGGTCCGAAGACCGGGGGCTTTCAATCAGGACCGAGGCCCTATCCTAATCCTTCAGGATCAGGTGGGAGCACCGGTAGTGAAGTCGACTTCAACGAAAGCCTCGGGACGCTTGACCGCAAGAGCGAGACGCTCCTCAGCCAGCACCACGATAGCGTTACGAATGAAGAAGTCGGCGTGGTTCTCCGAAATACGGATCGAAGCAGCCTCACGGTCGTAAAGCTGAGCGCCCGTACCGAACGCACCAACAAGAGCGTAGCCCTCATCAATCGCCGGAGTGTCGATAACCGGAATTCGCCAGATCCGAGAATCCGCACCAGAAGCAACCGACATCGCCATAAGGTAAGTACCCTGGTCGTTCTTGGTAAGCTCCATATCTTCCCAATCACTGGGGTGAACAATCACACCAGTAGGCTCGTAGTACGCAAGGTACGCCAGCGTAGCAGCACGGCGGATAGCATCCACCTTCTGGTCGCCAACGGTACCAGAGTTCCAAGCATAGGTCTGAATACCGGCGTTACGGATACCCTGAAGATCCTCACCAGTGCCCGTGCCCTGCAGAATCTGGTCATCTTCGTGAATACGAAGACCATACAGAAGCTCGTTGTCGATGATGCTGCGAAGCTGCGGCTCATCGGCAAGCACGTTGCGGTGAGCAGCTTCCCAGTGAGCGATGGTCCGAACCGGAGCCTGCTCGCCAGTGAACGTCATGCTCGACTGTGGCTTACCGCCAGTACCGCCGTTATAGGTCGCACCAGAGAACTGACTGTCAGCGTAATCAGGAACCACCGAAGCGTTGTTACCACTCCAACCAGTAGCCGTGACAAAACCAGTCTGACGGAAGTACTCAATCACCGCAGCGTTCGTCGTACGGGTCGGGAACAAATCACGAACCCGGCTACGACGCTGAGCAATCGGAACAATACCATCACGCTGAACCGTACCAAAAGCGCCAGGAGCAGTATGCGCCCCACCCGGAAGCTCCGGATACAGATCCTTCTGAGCAAGCGACTTCGCCTCAAACGGAGCGTGCATGTTCACACCCGCACGACCGCCCTGAAGCGACTTAAACTCCTCAGAAGCTAGGAAAGCATCACCAATCGTACGGTGATGCGCCGCCACCTCACGCTCAACACCGGCAGCAACCTCAGCCGCAACCGACTTGTACTCAGCCTCAGACGACCAAGCCGAAATATCACGAAGCGAAGACATGCCATCAATAAGGCTCTTCATCTCATCAATCTCAGCCATGTTTGCACGGAAAGCAGCCTTCTTCTCGCCATCAGCGATAACAGTGGTGCCCTCCACTTGCATCGAATCAACGATTTCTTGCTGCTCAGCCATCTTAGCGTTAAGCGCAGCCTTTACCTCGTTGAGCCGACTCTCATCAAAACTCATGTTTTTCTCCTTAAGGTTAACATGTCTACTGTCTAATGACAGGCGACCCAACACATAATGTGGTGACACCGGTCAAATATTATGCTATCATCAACGTAAAGTAAATCACGGAAACTTTTGCAAGTTTCTAGGTCTTCTTTACAAACAATAGTTTAATGTATATCGCTCGACGCAATCAACCAGTACAAAAACTGCGCTAACCCACTAAGCCCAACGTGGCCGACGAATTATTACGAGTATCCTTCAAATACTTGCCAGCACCCGCAGACGCCGCAGCCAAATCCTCAGCCCACACAGCCTCCGCAACATCTGCCGCTGTCAAACTACTTGCATCAACCGTAACCACCGCAGTGCCCGTAGAATTATCAGTCACCGTAGCGCCCCCACGGATAACAATAGACCCTGCCGTCACAGAAGAATCAATAGTGATATTTCCCAACTCTGCATCAATCTCAGCGTACTCGGCAGCATCGGTCAAATTACTAATCACCAGATTGCCTCGCCAACCCACAACACGCAAAGACTGGCCAGACCCTCCAAGATCAATTGTAGACACCGCAGGAACGGCGTTGTTCTGACCTAGAGGATAGCCAGAGTAGCAATCTTCTAGAACAGTCGTGCCGCCGCCTGACAAGGTAATCGTCTGCGAAAGGCCACACTTACGAAGACGTGCCCGCAGAGATGTGCAGTTAAAGACAAAGCAATCAGCAAAGCTAGATCGCTCTTCCAAAGTGCTGTTAAAGATAGCAAGGTTCAAGAAAGCAACCCGGTTGACTTCAGCACTGTCGGAAATCTGCACCGACGAACCGACCAACCGGCAGAACAAGGTCATGCCCTCAATATTGTTCGACCCATCAACGACGAGCGGGCCGATCACCCGCATCTCGACCAGCCCTCGCTCCCTGGCGATCGTCATCGTGTCCTCAATATTGTTACTTGGACTTTCATCGGTCCCCGCAGGAAAAATCGTTCCTGCTACAGCAGCGCCCGTCAAGTTGGTCTCATCAACAGTAACGTAACCACCAAACGCCGACGCCTCGACCGCCTCATGAATCGTCGCATTGGTCACCGCCGTACCGGTTGAAAAATCAGTAATAATCGCATCTCCACGCAGGATCAACTGACCGTCCGTGTTCGTTGCGTCAACAAGAACAGAGCCAGAAAAGAAGTCTACCGACACATCAGCGAGGGCGTTACTGATCCCCGAGATTTCCATAGAGCCGCTGTAATTGCGGAATGCTACGTCGACATCGGCCCCGTTAAAATCGAACGACGCTCGCCCGGCGTTCAACGACTTCGCCGTAGCGCCCGTCACGCAATACAGCAGCTCCATGCTCGCAATGTGCGCGCTGCCGAACGTCCACGTCGAATCAAACGAGCACTGCTGGAACTGGACGAGGGCGTGGGCGCCGGTCGTCGTGTCGAGCACATCTCGGAAGTGGCAGAAGTTGAAGTTGCCGAACGCCGAGATCGTGCCCTCAACCGTGCAGGCTTGGAAGTTCGTACGGGTCGTGACCGAGCCGGACTGGAACGTCAACACGGTGCCGGGTCCACGACCGGACAGCAATTTGTCGCTCACGTCGTCGCCCGACAGGAACGTATACGAAGACAAAAAAGCAATCTCTGTAATACCACGTCTTGAAGCGATCGTGTTTGCGTCGGCAAGCGTGAGCACCGGGGAACCCGGCGTGCCATAAGGATATTCGTACTCGCCGGTCGTCCCGCCGATCGGGTCCACCGTCACCTTACCCTCAAACGCCGCTAGCTCCTGCGCCTGATTCAGTGTCTCGTTTCGGACGATGGTGGTGCCGGTGCTGTTGTTCTGCACACGAGCATTACCCCTAATCTCAATGTCGCCATCAGTAATCGAAGGCTCTAAGAACACCCTGCCGCTCGTGATGTCCATAGACACGTTCGCCGGACCCGTCGAGTTGGTCAACCTTACGCCGCCCGTGTAGTTGCGGAGCACGAGATCCTGGCCGGTGCCGCCCAAGTTTATCTCTGCATAATTATTTGCAGAATGATCAGCGATACCACTCCACGAGTCATAGATCTGTGCCTGAACACCGCCCGCCAGCGTAATCGTTCCCACCAGTGCACACTGCAACAATCCCCCGTTGAAGAACGATATGTCTCCGACGATGCACTCGCGGAATTCATTGTTGTTGTCGAGCGTCCCCTGCACAAACATGTTCTGGAAGCGACAGTTCGTGACGTTCGTCGCAGCGTCAATCGTGACAGTCGTAATAATTGGTGACTCACCGATGAAGGTGTAACCGTCAGAGAAGTCGCCCACCGTCAGCGTCGTGGTGTCGGAAAGAATAACGATTGTACGTAAACCGCGCTCAATACAAATAGACCTTGCATCAGCCAAATTATTAACAGGATTTTGGCGAGTACCCACAGGGAACAATGTTCCCGAAAACGACGAATTAACGTCCAACGCCACGGCCCCATCAAACGAAGCAGCCTGCAAACTCTCCAAATCCTGCAACGTAGCAGAAGACGAAGACGTACGGTCAATAGTAACAAACGCCGTAGGCGAACGAGGATCAATAATGCTACCCAAATCATCTTCCGCCACAAGGTTACCACCAGAAATCGTACACAACACAAAATCCGGCCCAGGACGCGCCTCAAAAGCAAGCTGAGCGTTCAACAACGTAGCCGTAATACCGACCAACACGCCGCCGCCCAACGGCTCTTTACCCGCAGCATCAATCAGCCTGTCATACCCCAAATTTTGGAGCTTCTGCTCCTCATTACGGCAAGTATCAACAAGATCCTGAATCGTGATTTCTGTAGACGGCGACTGTACTGTGATAAGTCGGGGAGAAGATGCCCAATTAAAAGTCAAGTCTGATCTAACAACCATTGGGACACCTCACTTCCCTGCGAATTTAAGAAATCATCTCTTCTTTTAATTCTATACGCATAATGAGCTTCTCAGTGTCTAATTTGCGGGCCTGTTCCTGTTTGATTTCTTCCTCAAAGTTAGAAATCTCCAAATAGTGACCGTTAATGCTTTCACGGATACGTTGACTATCAATCTCAATCAGCGCAGCGTGTGTCACCAAATTCGGGTTAGAAGGGTCGTTTAAAACACGAAGCATTTCTTCTTCCGACTTGATAGAGTCTTTAAGGCGAGTTATGACCAGTTCAATGGACTCAATGTTTTTATCGAACTGGCTGAGACTGCTCCGCAAACTTTCCAGATTGTACTCAACCACGACGCTTCTTCCGCTTAGGCTCAGTATCAACCTCTACAGCCATCATCTCAATCTCCTCAACCGGCTCCACATCCACTACAGAAAGTTGTTGATTAATAGACTCATTACGGGCTGTCAAAAGCTCAAGCAAAGCCTCTTCAGACTCTGCGCGTGCCACAACACCCTTCTTACCGTGCTCTCGGGCGATCCAAATTAAACCGTCCCCTTTACGAGATTTAGAAATCTTGTATCCCATAAACTAAACTCCTAATATCAGGTCTTGATGGAGTCAAGCGAACGAATGATGTTGTTCGTCAAACCCGTGGAAGACACGGTAGCTGAAGCCGAATAAGGTAGCATCGGCGTAGTAGCGGATGCAGTAGAGTTACTGTTACGAGCGATAACCAGCACAGGGATGTCGGACACATAAGTCACAGTGGCTGACTCGGTGCCAGGAGTACCATCCGTACCAGTCCCCTCATATGCGTGCACTAGAGGAACAAAGATCGTATCGTTAGTTGCAGTAAGATTAACTGGCAATACATTCAACGTAATAGTATCAGTATCACTCTGACCAGTGATCGCTGGACTAATAGTAGCATTATTGGCATCTACAATAGCTACAATATACGCATAAGCATTTTGTGTAGAATTGTAAACCAAATCACCAATATTTGCGGTAGTAAACGCACCAGTGTCAGTAATGTTGGTAGTGTTGGTCCCGACTTCTGGAGTTAGAGCAGTATTCCCCAAAGTAAAAGTACTACCTGTCCAGCTAGCAAACTTGATTCGATACTCTACATCAGCGTCGTCATCTACAATAAATAGGACACCACCGGTTGTCTTACCCACGGTATCAGTAGCAATGCCGGAACTGTACTTAGTTCCGCCGCCAACCGTAACGGTAGTGCCGCCAGCGTTATTGGTACCAGAAACAGTGTACTGACCTTTGTCGATGATCCCGCCAGCAGCAGTCAACTCAAACACCGCCACACGATCCTCATCCCGAGTGTTAGCAACCGCAACCTGCACCTTATTAGGCGGGTTAACAGTCTGACCGTCCGCAGTAGTCGTTACAAAGTTCTGTGCTTCAGAAGCAAGAACGTTATTTAGCACAATAGAACGAGCCAAGAACCACGTTCCACCCGCAAACGTGCCGAACGGGGCAGCAGCGTTAGGAGAAACAGCAGTAGCCCCAGTGTCAGGGGTAATCGAACCTGAAGCTACAGAATCAGTCACAGTATCGGATGTGTTAAACGTTCCGCGAGAGTTACGGATCGTAATGATCTTATTAGTCGTGTCATGACCAACTACAATACCCTTAGCCCCCGTGTTGGCCTGTGTGACCTGATTTCCCTCAGTAATACTACCACCAGAAACACTACCAGAGTACTCTAGGACATAATCAATACCGATATAAAACTGACCCTCAATACCATCAGTGTCAGTTGTAGTCGTTCCGCCACGACGAGTCGTGTACTGTGCCCACTGATACACGTCCAAGAGTGCTTCGTTAGCGCAATCAATAACGATCGAATACGACTCGTTAGTATCGTTCTCGTCAACGTCAAACGTGGTGTTTGCTGCGTGAGTGATGCTTGTGGTAGCGAGAGCGCCAGAGTTCACGTCAGTAGGAGTCACGACAGTTGCTGTTTCGCCGGAATCAGCACCAGTCATCGTGTCGCCGTTAGTGAAATCAGTCAGTGGATCACCAATCAGGTAATACTGAATAGTGAGGTTGGGAGACGTTCCAGAAACGCTGGTCACAACGCCCTGAACGGCCGCAGTGGGACCATCAATAACTTCACCAACAGTGAAGTCACCAGACGCAGTAGTGACAACAGTTTGGCGGACGCCCTCTTGGGCGTTAAGGTCAGTGCCCGTGCCCAGCGGAATAGCAGTACGGCCACCGTTCGTCAAATCTGAAGAGAAGTAAGAGTAGCTCTTAGTAAGCTGACGGGCAAACACCGTAACCACACCCTCATCAATTTCAACATCAGACTCCTTGACCTTAATAAGGATATCAATCTGACCATCACCCCACCAGTCCGTGGAAGCCTTGGCAGCGGTAAGCAGCGACCCAGCATCAGTGCCCTCATCAATAACACCCTGCTGAACATAAATATGCGTGTTATCTGCAATCGTACCAATCGTGTTAATGTTCGACCACAGATCCTCACCAGTTACAGCGGCAGCCGACTGAGTTACAGAAGCAGCAGACCCACCCGTGACCGTAATGGTACCAGTAGCTGAATCCCAATTATGTGTAGCCGTAGAATCATCCGGCCGAATCCAGGCATAATTCACTGTACCAGTAGAGTTAAAATCAAGAAGCGTACCAGAGTCACCCTCAGTGCTACTGACAGTTTTTCCAATGTCGGAGGTAGCAAAATCAGTACCAGTCGTGTACTGAATAACCACAATACCAGTATTAGAACCAACAGAGCGCGTCCAACTAGAAGTCTGAATAGCGCCACCGGTTAGATACTCGACCGAAGTGTTATCAATGTACCACGGATCATCGTCGCCCGTATCAATAATGCCGATCGTGTACTCCGTAGGAGTCTGAGCGCTCATAGGCGAACCGTCATCAAGCTGAGTAAGCTCATCAAACAGATCCTGCAATGCAGAATACAAACCGTTAACAGAATCGGTAACAGTAGGCGTTACAGACGTATCGCGCTCAATTCGCTTTTGACGATTTTCTGCCTCATAATAGACCTTCCATCTATTACTCAAAATGGTATCTGGCATTTTAATATCTCCCGAAATGAAATAGAAAGAACAACAACATGCCCACCGGGCGTCCTAACAGTATTCTACCACAACCACAAACAACTAAAGTCAGGTAACGATCGTATCTTCAATCATAGTGATAGAAACAGTCAAACCCGCAGTAGTAATAGTACCAGTCGCCACAGCATTCTTGTAACGTGGATTGTCAGCCGAAGAAGACTTACGTGCAATCACCTCGACCGCCGTGTCACCAGAGTAACTATACGTCGTGTCTTGGTACACACCAGACGCATTAGTCGACCCCTGCGAAACAAGTGTCCCGTCCGTTTCCTGAATACGTACACGAACCGCATCAATAGGGTTACCGGCCGTGTCCGAAACGTTGACTGTCAAAGTCTTCGTATTGTTGACTGTCGTCGTGGCGCTGGCACCGTTACGAACCGAAGGAGTATCGCCCTCGTTCGTGACGTTGATCGTGACCGCACTCGCAGTATTGTTGTAGACGGCGGCGTCGGTCGAACCCGACGAAGGAGTGCCGTTAGAGCCGCCTGTGCCACCGTAGCCCGTAAACAGGTTACCTTTTGAAGTTTGTGGTGTGACGGCAGGCGTAGTCAGTTCGACAGCGTGCCCGTCAGAGAACTCAAACGTAGAAAACACAATATCTGTAAGATCATCTGTAGTCATAAACGCTACACCGTCTGCTGTCGCAGCGTTAATGACAGACACGCGAAGCTGTTCAGAGTTAGAAACAGTAGCAGATTGGCAATCAATATACAGTGACGAAATTACCGACACGGCAGGGTCGTCAAGCTGAAAGTCTGAACCATGCAAGAAAGAACACCCGTATAAATTGATCCCGTCCAAATCAGGATCATCGAAATCCATAAACCATCGGGCAGCAGTACCGCTAGCGGCCTGAATAATCGCTCCCTGAGCACCAGTCGCATCGTCGCCCGTACCTGTCTTAGCGCCAAACGTCACGTTCGTAGTGCCGCCAGAGTTACCTAAAGCAGACAGCCCATAAAAACTATCAGGAACAAACTCCTGATTATCCCACAACCAAGTCACGTTAGAGTCACTAAACCCGTGAGTAGTCGTATCATTAATACCGAACTGGATCGGAGTCCGCACAACGTAAGAACCACCGGGTCCTACTGTAAACGTTCCCACACCGTTTCCCAACTGGGTAGCAATGTCCGACGAGTCCCAATCGGTCGTGCCGCCGTTCCGTCCTTCAATAATAATACCTGGGGTATTATCAGGCAGACGCGCTATCTCGTCCGTCCATGTGTTATCAGTCATTCGGGGCATTGTTCCGCCCGTAACAGCTGCCCACCCTACATGCTGTACCTGATTCGTTGCCGGAGTAGTCCCTCCTACACCTCCCTTAGTAGCATCTCCGCCAGTTGCAGCCGCCCTAGCCTCTTCGATATCAACCACAAACTGAACCCAACCACCTTCAATAGCGGTAGGCCAACTATCACTCCCGCCGACATGAACCTCAAAATAATCATTAACACTGGCCCCAGCAAACCTAATACGAAACCCGCCATTATCTTTAGTGTCTAACAAACCCACAATACCGCAGTTAATCCAAATATAAAACGTGTTGTTAGAAACATCTACCGCACCAAAATTGTACAACAACCCGTCTAACGTAGATCCTGTAAAATAACTAACAGAGTTATTGCCTTGAATAAAAATCTCGTTATCTGCCGTGCCCGAAGCAGTCCCACCAATATCAACAAAGTTAGTTGCGGTTTCCGCTGTAGTAATACTTGTACGGTTATCGGTAATCTGATCAGCCATGCTTCAATCTCCGATCCCACATCGCCACACCGTACGCAACCCAACTAAACATTTCATGAATCGTATCAGTAGGGATAAACACCAAATCCGAACCCTCTGCCACTTCATCAAGATGACGATTATCAGCCCCAAACACGTACGTGGCGTCGGCTGGATGTTCAAAATCAAACAAACTCTGTTCACCTTGAACATACCGCCCGCTCTCAGGGGCCAACACTACATGACGCCCCGGAACATCTAAAACAGAAGAACAAAACTCAGCATCACGGAAAACGTTAGACCTAGACTCTGGCTCAAAACCTTCCTGGCGCACCACATACAAAACATCCGGAACAAAATTGCTCAAAGCAAAATCCCATTGCGCTAACTGAGACTGATTCGTGGGATGGATGCAAACCTTAAAGCCACTCATGAGTCCACCACCGAAACCAACTGCTCCTCAGCATTATAAAACAGCGAACGAGTAGCAATAACCGCACCACCCGCCGCAATCGACCCCGTAGTCACAACCTGAGTCAATAAGCCCGCCGACCACGTAAACGTCTTAACCGTGCCATCAGCATACGTAACAGTAGCGACCGTATCGTCCGGATTATACACAAACGTGGGTGACTTCAAAGCAACTGGTAGCCGGTCGCCTACTACCTCAGACAGGGTAAGCGAAACAGTACCGTCAACGTCCAAAGTCAGTGAGACCGGAGTATCTTCCGTAGCCACGTTTAGCGAGACATCAGTATCATCCGGCACAACAGTCAATGACACTTCACGGTCGTCGTCTACAACCGTAAGGTTAATAGTCTCCGACTGGTCTTCCACCGACGCAGATACTTGATCGTCTTGCTCTGAAACTTCTAAATCAAGCTCAGATCCTAAAGGCTGGACAGTAATACTTGTGCTCATCAGGCCGTTACGTCCGCAATCGAAGTCAGACGCCCTCCCATGTACGTCTTGACAGCACCACTAGCGTAGGTAAATTCAATGTCGTAAGCATACGTTCCGGCAGTCGGGACTGTAAATGGGTCGACAGTAAACACTCCTGCAGCAGCGTCTGTTTTAGTAATGCCTGAACCGACAGAAAAATCTAAGATAAGTAAGGTATAGTCGTCACGGCCACGGTCTTGTCCACGAACCTGCATAGCAATGCCAACATTCGTCAAATCGACCGGCGAAGTCGTACCGTCAACAGTCGTCGTCACCGTGATCGACAAACCATCGTAAGTATCACCTTCATATAAAGTAGGGAAGTCATATTTTGCGGGAACCACAGCAATCTCCTAACAAAACCACACTAGTCATATTGTATCGCAGAAAGATGGCAAGCTACGAATGAAATCCACTAGCTTATGACTTAGTTCTGCGTGGATGCTTAGCGGGGAGAAGGTCATTGTCGGTCGTATACTTAGGATTCGACGGTTTACCACTAGACACAAGTTTCAAGAATGCGTTAACACGTCCCATGGCCCACTGCTGACGACCCATCTTTGGGCGGTGAGTAGCTGAGAAAGCGCCCGCACCTCTCCGCCACACAGCCTTAAGCATACCTAACGTTACCTTACGTTCAGGTTTGTTAAGCTTCTCCATCTTCTCATTATGCTCTTTGACTTTGTTTTTCAGGGAAGTCTCAACCGCAGCCGAAAGTTTAATCCCGCCACGGGCACTAGCCGCAGTTCCGGGTTTGTTACGCCTAGACCCCCGGATGCGTTCTGAAGGCTTCGCTGGCGTCTTGGGGTCGTTCGGCCCATAACGTCTAGCTGCTTTTTCGCGAGTCTTCCAATTCTCGGGAATCAAGTCGGTACGACCTAAAGCTCGGGCACGTTTCATGATATGCTTTTTCGCAGCCTCAGCGTCCTTACCTAAACCATACGCCTGGATAGCGTTACGCAAATCCCCGACATCCCGAATCGGGAACGAGCCATCCGGCAAAGCCCATCCCCGCTTAGCATACTCCTCACGGCGCTTACGAGTGTAAAACCGCTTTTCTTCAATTGACCCAAACGACTTCTCAGAACCTTCAACACGAGAAACAATATCCTTAGCCCAAGTATAACCCGCATCGCCTCCCCACAACGCCCAAGCAATCCTACCATTAGAAGGAAAACCCTTCTCGCCAGGACGATACCCCTGAGCCTTGGAATCACTCTGATGCCGATCAAAAAACGCCTTCATCCGTTTAACCGTCTTATACGGCAAATTACGACCATTCGCAATATCCCTGGCACGGGCAATACCAACAGCCGTCCCACCCCGCTTAAACTCTTTCCGCCACTTCAATGCACGCTCAGCCTCATCCACCATGCCCTTCGTAGGCTTAAAAGAATCTGACGCAGTGACAGACTTCGCAGACACCAGCCCACCGCCAGGTAAAGTCTCAATACCTCGTGGACCACGCTCACGCAAATCTTCCCACACCCTGTTGTTCGTAGCGACCCGACGGACCGGCCGCTTCAAACGCAACGCAGGCGAACCGCCCACACTCAAATGAGCATGAGCTGCGTTAAAATCTTCAGGCGTCATACATGGAGACCAGACGCCTTGACGGCTTTGATGCGCACCAACACACCCCATGTTCGTAGCGGCTTTTTCTGCCGCCGCACGAGTATCAAAATAACGCTTACTTTTACCTTTTGCTTTAAGCTCTAAAAATTCTTCAAGATTCTTTTTCTTCTGCTGACGCTTCTTCCATTCACGGAACGCTGGATTGCCTAGCTCAATCAGCTTCTTCAGATCCTTGGGAGACTCGCAAGGCCCCCAAGCGTCATCGCCTACTTTGTGCGCTCCCGAGCAGCCCAAAATATCAGAAAGCTGCTCAGCCATCTTTTTCGTAGGGACAGTTTGATCTTCTAACGGGTCTTTCGCCATTACCCCTCCCGAGGCTCTTCGCTAGGAACTACCCCACCGGTCGCTTTAATAAAATTATGAACGATGCTAGGGTCTCTATCTTTTTCAACCTTGCTAAGTACCGAATAACTATATTCTAGTATTTCTCTGGCAGTTGCGTCGTCAATATCAGTCCCCGCACCAGGCATGTTGATATTGACTCCCCACCCAAAAAAGACTGCCTCCATAAAGGCATCAAGATCCGCACCGATCAACAAACCCGTATTGATCGGAAACATAAACACATAGTCTGCCAAATCATCATCAGGCATCATCTCAATTCGCTGCTTCGTTAACATCGCCTTAGCATTAAACTCATCAATCGCCGTATACGCCTCAGAATACTCTGATCTGTCAATCTCGGACAGTTCCGGAAAGAAGAACCTAAGACGCTGCTCAGTGAACATGGGAGCATCAATCTCACGAAGCTTCTCTATCTCAGCAAATACGCTATCGACCTTGGCTTGGCTGTGCATAGTTGAATGCGCCTCAGCTGCCCGAGGGTCCTGTACCCGAATAATGACGAAAGCATCATCTGTCGTCTTGTAGTATGTATCGTTCATACGTTAACCTCTTCAATCTTCCACATGGCCGCACCCCGCCCCACTAGGTCTCTGATGCTAGTAAAATTTTTACCTTCGGCCCATCGAGTCATGTCTACGTGAAGCTGCGGATCATAGAACTGCATGTCGATTAGTTCACCATTTTCAAAAACGACGTAACCGTAAGGTTTACCATCATAGGAGAAGTTGTATCGCTTAGCCATCTGACTGCTCCATTTCTTCCATGAGTTGCTCATACTTTCGAGCTAGACTCTCGAAACCTTGATTTCTCAAATGTTGAATTAAGTTAGGATAATCAACTTCTAGTTCGTCTTCACCTAACTGCTCTTCCTCAATCATAAGCAGTTCTTCTTCAACATCAGCCCTTGAAGAAAAATCAGAATAATCTACCTCTACAAAAGAATTTTCGGCAAAAGTACTCATTATTACACTAGTCCAGTCAGTAGCCCTGCAGCATCTTCAATTTCATCGTATTCTTGCTTCGGAAGCGATGCGCCTACCGCCTCCGTATATTTTTGTAGATACAACTTTCTAAATTGTTCTTCATCTATAACTCCCATTTCTCTAAGGGTCTTATAGATATCGGCAGCGACACCATCTTTCAGTTTTCTATTTACCCAAAGGCGGCGCTGTTGCTCCCATAAAATTGATTGCATTTCTCTCGGTAGGATACCGTATTCTGCAGCTTTACGCAAGGCAGCTTCTCGGGCCAGCCAATACCCGGCACTAAAACCGCCCGTTCCCTGTTTTGCCTGAAACATTTTTTTGATGGGTTCAAAACCCTTCTTGGGATCTTTATTTAGCTTTCCGTCTTTCCACGGTGCCGGATTGTTTTCTCTAGTGATTTTAAACGAACTGCCAGCAGGTATTAAAGAAACTGCATTAAAATGATGCGTATCCGCAGTCAAACTCTTAAATCGAGTGTCGGCAGGATCTACAATGTTATTGTAAAATGAACGAACTTTAGCGTCATCACCTAAGTTCTTAGACACATACCGTTTTACAAATTTATCAGTACTAAGTCCCTTCTGTTTCTCGTCCGCCGCCAACAAGCTAATTGCTTTAGCGTAAGAAGTGGAACCAAGCGTCTTCTGTCCCCACTTGGGGACACTATGAGTGCCTGTAGAAGCCGCACCATCTAAAGCGGTCAAAGAATATGACCCATCACCCGAAGCTGAAGGAGTAATTCCCACCTTTCTCAAACCACCTTCACCGCCAAACTCTTTCACATTAGCACGTAAATAAACCGCAGCAAAACGCCCATCCTGCTCTTGTAAAGGCTTTCCTATTTCTGCACCAAAGCCTTCCAAGAAAGACTCTAAAGACAGGCTTTCAATCTCTGCAATGTGGTCCTGAGCGTCCTTTAGGGCGTCACCTTCTTTATACTTAAGACCGTTTCTTTTTGCAGTCAAGTAAGAAGATCTTACCTTTTGAGCAGCAAATTCATCAATTACATCGTTTTGCTTCCAAATTTTAGCAGCATGGATAGCGAGCGCAACGTTATCTCTCCAATCAGTGCCTGCAGAAAATATGGCTAGTAGTGCAGCAGCCGTTTCCGGCCTGATGTCCAACTCGTCCGACATGGTTCCCGCCAAGTTGTTTGCTACAGCATACCACGCCTGAGTTTCTTTCGCAGCCTCAGTTAGCTGCCCATCAACTAACATTGGACTATCATAACCCGGCGCAGTTTGAGATAACAATAGATCAATGTTTCCTTCAAAATGGGAAACAACTCTCTCTAGCGCCTCATTAACTTCATCTTCACTCAACTTATTACGCAAATCGCCTGCCTTGCGATTCTTACCGCTAGTCTTATTTGTGAGATCTAGTCCTAACACCTGCTCAAGATGGGGCATCTGATCTAACAAATCACCCAAAATAACTTTCTTTTCCTCCGGCTGCAAAGCAGAAAACTCTTGGCTATTAGCGGCAGCACTCTCTTTAGCTTTTCTGCCCACAACACTAGCGCCAGGACGAGGACGAGCTTCAAAACCATCCAATAGATCTAATACCTCTTCAGGCGTAACCAAACGCAGCGTCGCCATCCGATCCGAAACCGAATCATGCTTACTACGTATGCCGTCCGTATTAGAAGTCGGTAACCTGCCAGTATCAGCCATAAACCGTTTAAGACCGGCAATATTTCCCTCATCATTAAGTTGCGCTGACAAACGCTGCAACGACTCTAAAACCTTCTCCCGGTCATCACTCCCTAACCTGCGCTGCAACTCCACCACAGCCGGATGGTTAGCTTCCACAGCATCCTCAACAAACCGCTGCAAACCCTGACGATCTCTCCGCTCAACACCTATAAAATGCCCAGAATGCGAAACCGGATGCAAACTCACACCATCATCATCCGAAGAACCCATAACGTCCAAAGGACTCCGAGACGGATTAGACAAAACAAAATCCATCAACACCAAACGAACCACATCATCAGTATCCGCCTGCGACACACTCATCTCCGGACGCAAATCACGAGTATCCCCAGCCACAACCGAGTCAGGCATCTCCATCAAAACCGCAAACGAACCATTCCCCCCAAGGCCACTAGCCACACGCATACGGCCCTGAGCAAAACCAAACTCCTCAGCAACACGAGAAGCCAAAATCTCCACACGACCAGCATCTTCCAAAGCATCCTCGCCATCATGATGCTTCAAACCATACACCACGCCATTAGACGTATCCCGAAACTTAAAAATACCGTCCGGAGTTGAGCGATCCGCAATAAACTCAAACCGGTCACCACCATCAGCAATATCCCGAAGAATCGTTTCACCTAAAAACTCGTCAGGCACCGCAGACAACGGACCGCCATCAACAACATGAGAAACCGCCGACTCAACATCAGTAATCGACGTATTGCCATTCTCGCTACTAACGACCGTGGGCGCACCAGTAACCACACGCTTCGGATCAAGATCCGAGCTATAATCCGGATTATAACGCTGCGCCACACCATTAGGTTTACGTGGGCGAACAGGATGAACAGCGCAGAACATCTTTGCAGCGATCTGCTCAACTATCTTAGCAGTATACATAGAAGAATCATACATTTCAGCAACCTATCTCGTTAATATCGGCCCCAGCGAGATCCAAATTTCCATTCATCATCTTAAAATTATCGTCTTGTAAGCTGCTGCGATTATAATAGCGTACCATGTCAGGAAGTCTTACCGATATGCTAGTATCGGCTGCGGCACTGAGTGAGCCTTCAGGCAGTACACTACGGAGCTGTCTTGCTACATCGTCAGCTTCGCTATCGTCCCATGTTAAGAAATTGTCCATAAACAGGTTCTTAACATGCTCCTCGTGTTCTGGAGATGACGGATTCAAAGCATAGATGAATTCGGCGTGCTGTGCCCAATTATTCCTAATCACGCTAGAGTCATCGTCCCCTAAGTCCATATTGTGGTTAATAAGCTGTGCAACGCGGTCACGTAGCCTATCATCACCATTAAAAATCAACAGGGCACCGATCTCGCTATGTGACAATCCATCATCTCGTTTCATGGACTCTCGTGCAGAGTCGTAACTTCTCACCATAGAAGTAAACAGGTCATGGATTGCCTTAATCTTATCAGTGTTTTCGGACCGTATGCCCTTCTTCGGCCAGACATACGTGCCCTCCCATCCAGCCTCTAGTCCGTGATTCTCCTTGAGTCCGGCCGCTACCGCCATACCGATATACCGGCTGTTAAGCTCATCAGAAAGTCCCCGACGACGTAAATCCAAACTAAGGTCTCTGCCGTCAGGCAGCGGTACCCGAAACGGTGCATTGGGCGCCCATCTATCATTTACGACCACATAGTCATGCTCTACCGAATAACTACCATTAGGTAATATATTTATGGTCCGTGTAATATTTGGCATGTTCGGACTAACTAAATGGCGATGCACCTCATCACCGTCTTGATTGTAAAAAGTCACATAAAACTGTGAAGATAGTACCAACGCTGTGTCGCTGTCAGGATCATAGTACTGAGAGGGTTCGCTATCCACAACATTATCGACTTCAACTCGTAACAACTCATCATCATCAGTCCGTACATCAAACGACGCCAGTATTGTGCGCTTAGAACGATCCTTAGCGTCTTCCTTAGTCGATGCCTCCAGAACCTTCTTCGACCACTCTAATAGTTCACCATCAGTATGCAGCCGCTTGATAGTGTCGTAAGGCGCTTCGCCAGGACGAGAAACATCATAATCTTCAGGAGTTAAATCACGCAAGCCGTGACTAACAATCATTTGAGCACTGCCCTTCATCCTATTTCTGTACGCAGTGATCACGTTGGGACCCGGCAAAATGTCAGGATCTTCGCCCAAATAGTCCACCGCTCCCCTAACTTCCATATCAACAGCAGCCCTACGGTCTCTCATCTGCTTTTTCAACGTAACCATAGCGCTCAAAGTATCTTCAGCCCCCTCAACGCCGTACAAAGAATCAATAAGCCGCTGTACCGTCTTTACCGCTTCAGAATAGTCCCAATGGCTCATGTTGGTCACTAACTCGCCAGCATCTCTCCCCGCACTCAAATAGGCTGCATAAAGGTTATCAAGGTCCTCCGCCTCACTTTTGAGGTTCTCGCTTAGACGATAAGCGTTAAGAGACTCCTGCATACCCGAACTTACTTCAACAAACGCCCTCTTAAAGTTACCTAAATCACTACTAGACATTGTAAGTCCGAAGTCACGCATTCCCCGTGTCACGTTAGCCACCGCTGCATCATCATCCCAGTTGAGCATGGATGCGAACTGTGCTCCAGGGTTGTAGCGACGCAAACCTGTCGTAAACTCGTCTCCAATAAGTCTTTGTGTGTCAGCGTCCAACAACCACGCCTCATCAACCTCACCACGTAACTTATCAGTGACACGTAACACCAACCGACGTTTATACTCATCCAAAGCCTCCGACGGTTGCAGGCCACTCTGCAGGACAAGACTTATTAACGCTTCATCTGATCTATCAGCAACCGGCACGTCCAACTCTTGCACCTCACTCGCAACACGCTGTCGATACACCTCTGATAATTTCTGGTAATCGTCCCATCTACGCCCTTCAGGGTCTACTAAAGCCGATACCCTCAACACTCCCGCAGCCAAGAACCCCAACTCCTCGACAGTAAAACTATCCGGATCACTCTGTACCTTATCAATATATTTATCAATCTGAGATTCTACCGCTGGGCCAAACAAGTCATCGCCTACGTCGTCCGCAGTCAGAAACAGATCGGCGGCGTCTACCATATCCTCAACATCCCACAACCCGCCATCAGCATCTAACTGAACCAAATCCTCCGCACGCTCACGCTCCCGCTCACCCACAGTAACAGCATCTAAACTTTCCTCAACCACATCATCAACAGAAGTAAGCGCTCCCGCTCCCTGCCCCGCCAAATAACTCGCAAACCCTTCAATATTAGACTCAACACTTCCTTCCGGACCAAAATCAGGATCAGCCAGCCCATAAAAATCCAAATACGCCGCACGACGTGCTTCAATCGTCGCAATATTCTGCAAAGACTCCGCCATAGCATCCCACGTCGGACGATCCCAACTAGCATCCACCTCCAAAGCAGAACGGGCACCCCGCAACACCCTATCTATCTCAGAACCAATATTCTGCAAAGCCCTACGCTCATCATCCGACAACTGCCCCACATTTACCGGCGACAAACCATCCAACTGATTCACATCAGGAAGCCTGGAAGCCACAGCATCAAAGCTATCCACAATATCTTCAAACTCCGACTGAACCGTCAAAACGCTCTCCCTGAAACTACCCTCCTCAGGCATATCAGTACCACGCAAAGCCCCCAAGCTCTCCCGGGACCTACCCCTACGCCACTCACCACGCGCATCCTGCAACTTGCCCAAACTAGACATAACCGACGAAGACAAACTACGTCCACACGTAGAACCTCGCACATTCGTCAACTGACCGCCACCCGTAAACCCCGGAGGACAACGATAACGACTAACCGTGGGATCAAAGAAAGCCAACGCCGACGCAAATCCTCCTAAAGCACGCCCCAAAGCAACACCGCCCGGGCGAGTCCTCTTAAAATTAATCTCACCCAAGTACGACTGATCGTTAAAAACATCTACCTTTCTGGCAATGCTCTGCTGATAGTCAAGAAACTCGGTACCTAACCGGTCCGCCTTGGCGGTTACGAAAAAAGGGTTTACGGACTTGCCCTCCGGAACAAGCTCAAAGATAGGATCGTTCTTAGCACGGCGAGGAGCCGATCTAGACAGAAACGTTTCGTACACCCACATAGGAACAGTCAAGTTCCTATTGCCCGGCCCCTGCACCTGAACAAGCTCATTGTCCCGGTCATCAATCTTAAACTTGCCATCCTCATCAAGGTTGCCGAACTCTAGTGCAAACTTTCCAGCGGACCGCTCAACAAAACTACGCCAACCCGCAGAAGGATCAGGCAAATTAGCTTCACGTCGAATGCTTGTAGGCAAGCTGCGAGTCAACGAAGAACGTTCAGCAGGAGACAGCTCCCCACCCACACGAGAGAACTTAAGAATACCCGCATCGGGGATAGCTAAAAACACAGACCGTGGCCCAGCGTTCAGAGTCTGCGCCGCCTCAACCGCCTTATCGCTACGCAAATCCGCATCACGTAAAGCAACGACGATAGACCCGTCGACCACATCGTCAAAGTCGCTTGTTTGAGTAGCAAAGAACCGTAAATCGACAGGCTCCAAGATAACCCCGTCACGCTTAGCTACCCGAAGATCAATACTTTCATCGCCCGGAATCGCATTGATAATCGTATTAACGCTGGCGTCTCTAGCGTTAGCAGAAACTGCCTTTGGCGTCGTACTAATAACACTATTAGCAATAATTTGTGACGACGGAACAGCCCGATTACGGCGATCTCCCACATTCTGCGCCTGCACCGCCTGCCTGGCCAAACGGGTCAGCGAACGACGCACCGATGCCGACAACGAACCCGGCCCACTGCCAGGAATCCGCAAAACCAAAGCACCGCATGTACTAAAGCGGCGATCTGTAAACGTACCGCCATTCACAAACCCGGGCGGACAACGGAACCGGTTCCTAGCTCCTCGACCAGTGCGGCCCGCAACACGCCCAGCCGCACCAGCTAAACGGCGACCACGCCCGCTACCGCCACCCGGAGTTAAAGTACGATAGATGCTAGAACGTATAGGACTTCTAGCAGGGCTGATATTTCCAGGCAACAACGTAGAACCCGCAGCCTGAGCAGCCTGACCAAAGCGGCTGTTAGAACCAAACGCACCGACACGCTTAATCTCCATCTCAGCCTCTAAAGACTTAACCTCATCGTCCAAACCAGCACCCTGCGTCATAGACGAATAATGCAAAAACAAAGCGGCCTTCATCTCAACCACATTCTGCCGACCAGCAATAGGCTGAGTCAAAATGCCGCCAGAATCCCTAGAATCACGAACAGCCTGCCGCAACGCAGACCCCGAATAATCATTCTGTGAAAAATTAGCAGACTTTGCACGCCGTGCAGCCGACCGTACCCGACGCTTCAACTTGCCACGCCGCTTACGCTTGCCCTTACCCTTACCACGGCCGTGATGATTACCCTCATTCGGCCACTTTCCAGTCAACTCATGATGAAGCCAAGCGCAGATACGCTGAGGCTTGCCACCAAACTGCGGCTTATCCATCAAAATAACGACGCAACGACGGAAGCCCCCGGGCTTCCGCATAATGGGTCTCCAATATTTCAGTAGGTCTTCAAGATTGCCACGACGAGGCCCACGACCACGCGTGAGACTCGTAAGAGCGTCAGCGTTAGGACCAATTTCTGGGCCAACCTTAACAGAAGGTTCCAGATTATCAGGAGTATCACTTAACATTATCCCCAGACCCTCCTGTGCTAGGTAGCGGAACAAACTCCACTAAAACCCCGTCATCATAATAATATTGTAACTGTTTATACGAAGAGCCACAACCAAGAGCGGCCTTGCTTCCAATTTGAGTTAATGCCTCGTTTGCTAAACTAACTCGTCTTCCAGGCGTGGAAGGTAACATCGGGCGTCCTCCCCTACGCTCAGGACTCGTCGCTCTCCATCATGCGCTGGAACTCGGCCAAAGCATCTAGAAGATCGGCGTCTTCAACCTTTTCACCATCTTCATCCGCAGCAGGCGTAGGAGCAGGAGCCGGAGCGGCTCCTCCTTCCTCGTCTTCAGTCATCCAGTCCGCAGGAATCATATCCATCTTGCCAAGATCCTTAGCACGCTTCATGATATGCTTCTTCGCTGCCGCCTTGTCTTTAGCACGACCGAAAGCCTGAATAGCATTGTCCAGATCAGCAACGTCCGCAATCGGGAAAGACCCATCCTCTAATGCTTCCCCCGACTCAGCCATCGCCTCACGCTGCTCACGAGAATACATGCGCTTAATGTCCAGTTCGGCTTCCAATGCCTTAATCTCGTCCTCTTCGCTCAAATCGTAACCAAACGGATCTTCCACTTCGTATTCATCAAATCCCAAAACCTTACCTTCAGGAGAAACGAACACATCGTAGCTCTTCTCTTCGGTATCGACCTCCACGACATACACGTCCTGATCAGCAAAAACATCGACCATTACGCCCATGACATCACCTTTGATTTCAAGGTCAGACAAAGCGCCCACTGCGGCTTTTTCGGCGTCTGCCTGGGAAACAATGTCCGTAAACTCTCCAGACTTGCCTTCAAGTTCAGTCTCATCAATACGAATCCATCCAAGCTCTTCACCGTCACCCGACAAGAAAACCTGAATCGCTGAGTCATCTGCACGCTTAACATCTACAACATAGATGTCATCGGCAGTAGAATACCCGGAACCCAAAATTTCCGAACCTTCATGCAGCGACTTTACACGAGTCTCAATATCGGCTAGACCCGGAAGGTCATCACTAGGCATACATCCTCCTTGACAGAAATCACACGGTTGTTCAACAGACTTACGACTAAACCCACACAGGAAGTCATCTGACTTCATGCCCTCCATAGGCGCGGGAGCAGGAGCAGGAGCAGGAGCAGGAGCAGGAGCAGCCTCATCTTGCTCTTCCTTTTCCTTCTTTTCCTTCTTCATCAGTTCCATCCACTCATCATGGGAGGCGCAGGGCATAAACATCTTACCCGCACGATGCGTGCCTTCGCATCCCAACACCGTAGCACGCTCAGCAGCTTCTTCTGCACTCTCAAAAATGTCGTCAACTGCATTGTCATCTTCAGCCTTACGCATAGCAGTGATTTCCAGCGGACTGCGGCGACGATAACGGCGTCCGTAGCCTTTACCGGTCCCCTCTTCTAGAACATCGACTTCATGGTAAGCGCCCTTAGCATCCTCGTCCAAAGCGTCGTATGTATCAGTGTCGATAAGCTCACCGTCATCGACCATTTCCTTGAAACGGCTATCAGTTAGGAAAATCGAAGGCTTGTCACTCTGAGGCTTACGCATCATCGACATAATGATCGCTGCCTTTTCGTTAACTTCTTCGTCTTCCTTTTCTTCAGGGGCAGGCTCGGCGGCATCAGGCTCAGGATCTGCCGCAGCCTCTACCACTTCTTCAAGAGAGTCTTCCTCATCTGCTTCAAGAGATTCTTCCTCAGTTTCTTCAGGCTCGTCATCCTCATCAACCTTGAAACGGAACGCCCAGCCCATGCACTCCTTCCCCTTCTCATCCATGACCATAACCTTCTCCATCAGAAGTTGGTCATCCTCGGGGAGTTCAGCATAATCCTCTTCGGAAATAAGCTCACCAGCATCCTGCATCTCCTTAAACCGCATCTCGGTTAAGAAAATAGAATGCTGACCCTTCTCGTCCTCATGCCCGCCCTTCTCGGCGTCATGCATACCTTTTTCGTCGCTGTCTAATAGTGCCTGAATCTCTTCAAACTTCTGAAGGTCTTCGTTAAGATTTTCACTCATTATAAACTCCTACATCCTTTACAGAGTATCTTATTGAACACCCTCATCGGTGTCAATGGGGTCGGTAACGCTAATAACTGGAACAAAATCAAGACCTGCCAACGAATCAGCAACCTTAACCATAAGCTCATCATGTTCAACATTCGCAGAAAAATGCACATCGACACCATTATCTGTCTTGAACGAAAACACTGGAACGCCTGCAAGCGACGAAGACACATCAAGTGCCTCCGCATCAGAACACTTAATGTGAACAATAAATCCCGAAGTGGACTTTTCGCCTTGCTCCCCCGCCCGAGACATAGGGGCAGAAGTCAAATAGTCTTCAACGCCAGAGATCAACTGCAGCGTGGCTTCACGCAAGTCTCCAGCACCCCGTAGCTTCAACATCTCATTGTAGGCCATAAGCAGTAAAGCCATAGGGTCAGACAAGTACTCTGGCTTTTCACGCTTCACATACTCTCCATGACCCTTTTCTTCAGTCCCGCAAGAGCAACCACCCGTAGCGTCTTTAGATTCTTCAACTTCTACGCCCGCTAGATTATTGTTCTGAGCGTTAATGTTGGCGTTACCATCAAACCGCTTCAGGGCCTCTAGATACTCTTCATGCGTATCACACGGCAGGTAACCCGCTCCATGAGAATGGTAGCCAGAACATCCAAACGTCTTTGACCAAGCCAGTGCCACATTTGGAAGACCCCAAGTCCCCGGCTCGGGATCAGCGTCCCGCAGAGAATCAGGAAGCTCAGTATCATTATTCTTAACCATCATTGAAGGTGGAGCGGAATCACCCACAGGAGTGTACGAAACACTTGGCTTAACCCGAGTGGGCTTACCCACCATTAACTGATCATCATCCATAGAAAATGTCGCCATCCACGTCATATTCTCCCCGGTCTCAAAAATGACAGAGTTGCCGTCCACGCTAATAATCTTCACGGGCTTACGTAGCGCTTGAGAAAGGCCCGCAGCAATCATGGACGACGTGGCGTCGTCACGATTTGAGGGCTTATCAGTATCTTCTATATGCATTTTAGTTGCAGACCCTTCATGATTGTCTTTAACAGAAATTGTTCCAGTTAGCTGGTTAGCACCATGCAACACAGGCGAAATCTCGTACAGTTCTACTTCCTTCAAAAGGTTTGCCTGCAACGCTGCGTCGTAATTGGCGGTTAACGTTTTATATCCAATCGACCATTCCTGCTCATTGCCATAAAACGCCACATTGGCAAAAGCCTCTCTGCCCCGGTCGGTAGTTAAGTTGAACTGAACCTTTGCGTAAAGCCCCCCAATTTTGGCCTTCTTCATCTTTTCGGGCAGTCGTGGATCGGTCTTTGGGACCTCGTAAATTTCCAGAACTTTACCGATTGGCTGGTTCCAATCATGCCCCCAAACTACACGGGGCTTGCGGCGCTTCAGCGAGCTATTGAATGCTCCCGATAGAACAATGTCGTCAACAGAGTCTTTGTTCCCGATTCCGGACACAAACGCTTCAACAATGCCTTCTGCTTTGTCGACTCCGATCTGACCGGAGATGGCCTTGACCGTAAAGTCATCTTCCCTCTCAACTGCAGTTTCCATAAATGCGGTAGACATTGTTCTCCTTAATGTGCAAGGGCGCTCTCACTATATATTAGCAGCACGCTTGTAACTACTGTATTGGGTTTATATAAACTAACTGAATGGGTCTTTATATATAAGTTGTTGTGAAAATTACAACGCTGATTCGCTAGGAACGCTACTTGCCGGAGCCTCAATCTGGTCCGTACCCTGCACAGAACCCGCAGGAACAAACATGCCAGTCTCTTGGCTAAACTCAGCTACATCTTGATTGAACGCTGCTGCCCGCTGCTGGTCCAAAGACTGTCCCATCGCAGGCCCCGCCGGAGCACCAGGGGTGCCTGGAGCACCAGGGGCGCCCGGAGCACCCAAAGCACCTTCAGCAGCGATCTCAGCCTCCTGCTCAGCCTCAATTTCCTTCTGACTCTTTTCAGTATTAGCAATCGGAGTCTGATTAGGATTAGCTAGCAGCGAATCAGCAATATCGGAATCAACCCGCTTACGCCCAATCGCCTCACGATACTCATTCACACTAATAAGGCCCATCTGAAACTCAGACAAACTATGAGCAGCGCGCTCCTGGCTAGCCAAAACTAAAGTAGGAACGTTACCAGTATCAAAATCAATGTAATAAGAGTCATCAATCTTATCAAAAGACCTAGCAATCAGATCCAGATGGGGTGACATGGTTTCCATCCAGAACACTTTGCCTTCCTCTGCAGCATTAGCAAACGTTCGATTAGACGAGTTACCAATAATCGACTCGGGCACGCCAAATGCCGCCAAAATTTCTTCCTTGGTAATAGTACGCATCTGAATGTACGCTGCATCCCGAGGGCTAGCCGCAGTATCAACAAAATCCGCACCATCATCCGACGAAATAACCCCAACCGCTCCTGCACGGCCAATGTTGCCTGCAAACCGAGACCGAAGCTCGTCTTTATCCGCCTCATCAATTTCACTACGAATCACTAGCAAGCCGCCAGGACGCCCATCATTAATTAAAAAGTTGCGGTTATAAATCTTTGCCAAACTCTCAACTTCAATGGCAACACCAGCCGCTTCCATGGGAGTCATCGACAAGTACGGATCAAGGGGATGCGGGCGGCGAATCCAAATAACATTCTCTGGCCTAATAACACGCTTCTCATGCTGGCCCAGCTTGACCTCAAACCCACTCACAAACTTCTTAATATCAGGAATAGGGGCAGTATCATTCGGTGGAAGTAAATGCAGCGCTACTGGATCACCGCCCCGCCCACGAACAATCTCCACAAAAACACCACGACTACTCATCAACAATTGAGCAGATAAACGGAACCTAAACGCAAACGAATTCTCACCAGTATTTGCAGTATTGTTAAACAACTTAAGCAAATCATTATCTTGGACAATCTCTCCAAACGGATTGTTGTCCTTGCGCAGTATCATAGGCAGGCGCGCTTGATTAGAAGCGATAACATCAATGCACCGATAAACCCACGTTACCTTAGATACGCCGTCCCTATAAGCCTTGCGAATATCCCACCCATCATGGTAACCGCCGTTTGCCGTCACACTCGGACTGTACGCCACCGGAGCGCCCACAGAAATCGGGGCAGCTTTAACTTCCGTTCCCGTCGCCATGGCGGATTTATTGGATGTGGAATTCCAAGCCATTACTCAGCCCCTAGTAAATATCCGTACAAACCGCACGCAAGGCCAGCACTTGCTAAACCCCACCCTAAACTTAGTATACTAATACCAGTGCCGATTAAAACGACAGAAACGCACATTAGTAGATGTGCAGAGTTATTGCGATTAAAAAAATTTGCCATGACTGTATTTTACAGCGAAAATGTAAAGGATTCAAGCACATATGAGCACCTCATCTCCAGACTGGGCCAAAATCCGTGAATATTTAGAACCAAAACGGTCAGAATACTGGATCGAAGAACCCTCACTCACCCAAAAAGTATTCCTAAAATCTATGCAAAAAGAAGTCTTATTTGGCGGGGCAGCCGGAGGAGGCAAGCTCATACAGGACAGTGAATATGTATGCACTCCAACCGGATTCAAGCAAGCTAGGGACGTTTCTGTTGGAGACCCGGTCTTGGGACGAGACGGAGAGACGTATCACGTCCTGGCTATCTCGAAGCAGCAGTTTGTTCCGGGGTGGAGGTTTACGTTCGATGATGGGTCAACCGCCGTCACTAACGATGAACACCTCTGGCTCACTTACAACGCACGCGAGCTGGAAGCCCTCACGAAGCGTTCTGACGAGTACAGAGCAAAGCGTCGAGAGACTCGGCCCAGTCGAGCAACCTACGGTCGCAGCGAGGCCCACAGTACCTCGGTGATCGAACGCAACAAGGCAGATGGGCACAAGCGGCGGATGGAGCCGCCTACCGGAACTGTTCGCACCACTCAGGAAATCGTAGACACGCTGACTGTTCGTGACGGGCGAGCGAACCACGCTATTCCTGTTGCCGACCCCATTCAGCTCCCAGACAGAGATCTCAAGCTAGACCCGTATTTGCTTGGGTGCTGGCTTGGGGACGGTTCTACTAACGCTGGGGCCATTACCGGGATGGACCCGGAAATCCACGACGCCTTTGCCAGTTGTGGGAAGTATGTCGCCCGAGACCCTATCGCCAAGCCGAACAACAAGGCTTGGACCGTTACCTATTCTGGACTTACCAAGGATCTGAGGGCTCTCGGCGTTTACGGCCGCAAGCACATCCCTCACGACTACCTCTGGGCGTCGGAAGGCCAGCGCCTCGCTCTCCTCCAGGGTCTCATGGACACCGATGGCAACGTCTCGAAGTCCAGCGTCGAGTTCGTTAACACCAACCAGAATCTGGTCGAGGGAGTTGCTCACCTGGCCCGCTCTCTCGGCATGAAGGTCAACGTCCGCGAAGGCCGAGCCAAGCTCAACGGCCAGGATTACGGCCCCAAGTGGATGGTGAAGTTCGCTGCCAACCGCATCGTCTTCCGTTTGCCTCGCAAGGCTCAGGCACAGAAGATCGCCACTCGACGGACCACAAAGTTCCGCTACATCAAGGAAGCTGAGCGCGTCCCTGCCCAGCCTATGCGTTGCTTCAAGGTATCATCACCTGACGAACTGTTCTTGGTGACAGAGAACTTCATCCCGACACATAACTCCTCAGCCCTCATCATGGCTGCTCTACAATTCGTAGATGTGCCTAACTACTCTGCAATCTTATTCCGTCGAACATACGCAGACCTTGCCCTCCCCGGTGCTCTCATGGACCGCTTCAGGGACTGGACCATGCAATACGACGATGTTCACTGGAACGCCAACAGCTACACAGCCACATTCCCCAGCGGCGCAAGAGTCACATTCGGTTACCTCAACAACGTCAACGACTACCTAAGATACAAGGGCAGCGAGTTCCAATTTATTGGTATGGACGAGGTAACAGAGATCAGAGAATCTGACTACCGATACATGTTCTCTCGTCTTCGTGGACCGGCATCAGGACCTCTATCACAAGTCCCTGTAAGGATGCGCGCTGCGACTAACCCCGCACCTAACTGGGTCCGCCAGAGATTCCTCGTAGAAGGTAAAGAGAAAGGACGCATTTTTATACCTTCCTTCCTTACTGACAACCCCGGCATTGACGCTGAAAAGTATCGCTCAGTACTGCAAGAGCTAGATCCTGTAGAACGTAGACGATTAGAGTTTGGTGACTGGTGGTCAACCGCTTTAGGAACGCTATTTGATCGTGAAAACTTTGAAGTCATTGACCACAACGAAATCCCGTCGTTCTCCTCGGATACTCAAATTATCCGATTTTGGGACCTAGCAGGAACTGAGCCTACTCAGTCTAATCCCGACCCAGACTGGACCGTAGGCTGTCTAGGGGCATTTGACAAAGGCGTATTCTATATCATGGATGTGCGTCGTATTAGAGCAAAGGGCGACAAGGTTGAAAAGTTTATCCGAGCCACCGCCTCTGAAGACGGGCCTGAAATACCCATTATGATGGAACAGGAGCCGGGATCTGCTGGCAAGAACCTTATTGATCAATACTCTAGATACGTTCTCCCCGGCTATAACTTCACAGGACAACGCGCAACTGGCGACAAGGTCACTAGGGCTAAACCGTTATCGGCCGCAGTAGCCAACGGAAACGTTCGCCTCATCAGGGCAGATTGGAACACTGACTTTTTAGATGAAATCTCGTCATTCCCAGAGGCCAGAGTGCACGACGATCAAGTAGATGCGGCTGTTCACGCTTTCAACCACTGCGCTGGACTCGGAATGGGTCTACGTCGGCGTATCGAAATAATTGTTTGACGCTAAACGTCACGAATTGCTTCAAAAACGTTTACCTTTAGCCTATGGCTAAAATTATCGACCTCTAGTGAATGCTGCACCGCCTCCAACTCAGGGATGTCCCTATGAAAGTCGATATACTCCATCACGGCATTATAGAAAGACCACTTGCTTTCACCATACATGCCTAAGTTGTGTGGCTGACGATACAACCTCTTCACTTCGTCATGAACCCCCTCAGCATTAGAACGCTTCTTAGCCGAAGACGCAGTTTGCGTCGACCAAAACTGTTCCAACACCTTAAACATTTGCGTAGATGATAAGAAACTGCCTGAAAAGGTGGCCACAATATTATCTAACTCTGCAGACCACGCCTCCCGCATACGCAATGCTTCACTTGCATCAGTAGCATCCGCCGAACTATTCGGCGTATGACGCTTCCGTAGACTAAACTCTGTCTCTCCAGAAAAACGATACACTGTATTCGTCTCCCGGCGCACGTCCAAATTGTAGTAGCAGATAGGAATGCTTCCGTCGTGGGATGTCATAACCACAATGTAGCTGTCGATCACATCTTTAGCGGATGGAGTAAGCAACGTGGAACTACTGTGCTTCACAACCACAAAAAATTTACGACCTTCTTCTAGCACTCCGCAGCTATGTAATGAAGCCTCACCGTTTGCGTGCAAAACAATATCGCGCGCTCTGTCAATAATATCAGAATTAGGTACAACAGAATAACGATCCTTAACGATATCCCACATTATCCTATGAGTTTGATCTAGGCTGACCCGATTAATGATAAAGCGATTAGGAAAAGTGACAATCTTACCCATAACGTCATCATGCATCAACGTCGGACTCAAAGTTACAGCATAGTCTCCCTTGCACTTGAGCAAAATCTCATCGTTACTCCACTCCGATGAAACGTTCGTTGCCAAATCATGCCACGACTTATCGCTCATCTCCTGACCCCTTAATCATGTCACGAGACTGGCGATCAAATAGCTTTCTGATATTCTTTTCAGCAATGTCACTAAGGTCTACTCCTAGCTCCCACGCCAACACTGCCGTGTACCACAGAACATCTCCCAATTCCTTGCTGACTGCGCTAACAAAATCAGCGTCGGTGTAATCGCCGCTAGCATCTCTAATGTGCTTCTTTACCTTATCGGCAACCTCACCAGCTTCACTAGCTAGCCCCAAAGTCAAATACTCGACAGCAGCCTCTTTTGGATAAATAGCCGTAGTCTTCGCACCTACCTGGTACGCATTAAACTCCATACTGTCCTCCATTCTAAAGTATTTCCGAGTCCCCGGTAGGGCGCTCAACAACAATGTTCTCGCCAGTAGGTGACTCAATCGGAACCCACGCAGGCGAGTACTTGTGTTCCTTTATCTTACGCATCCTAATCAAAGATCCATCCAACAGTAGGTGGAACTCTTCATCATTGAGACCTAAACGTTCCTGTAAATCATCAGCATCAATGTCATGGTCCGTTACTAACTCTTGAATCAATTCAGATAAAAACTTGTTTACCACAATGCCTCGGTTGCGGTTCAACACTACATGCAGTACTGCAGCTTCATCGTCAGACACGTCCACACGCACAACCGGCACTTCAGGGAACTCTAGAAGTTTCGCAATCTCCCAACGGTGTAGCCCATCAATAATACAATCAGTAGACTCCTGGCAGATAATCGGCTGCAAAATACCGTAGGACTCAATCGAGTTTAGCAAGCGGCGAAAATCAGGAGCCACCAAGTAAGTGGTAGACCCCCAAAATGGTTCGCTTATACTGTCCGTGGGCACGCTCTTAAACATACTACTAACTTATCCTATAATCGTCCTGTAAGTCAAGGCTATCAGCATCTGCTAGCCGCATGGACTCGTCATCAATCGAATACCTCACCAATCGCTTCTTGTGCGCAATTGTCTGTGGCCCTACCGGAGAAGGGTTGCCCATGATGGAGTTAAGAAGCAGTGTTCTAACCAAATGATCTATCGGGTAAGCGTAGGGATCTTTCTTGTGCGCCCTCCTAAACTTATCGACAAACGCCATAGCAAACCGATGATAGTCCGCATCTACATAGTGAATGTCAATGCATTCCTTCACGCCTTCCCACCCAGATTCGGCAAAAGAGTCCACTAGCCCCTCAACGTCATACTCGCCCCACAAATGTACTTGCGTCTCAATCTCAGGATACACCCTCACCAAAGCATCATAAAACTCAGGCTCAGTCTTAATAACATCAGTTAAGCGCCGAGCCGCCGTAGAAAACAGCGGGGTACCGACGCGCTGATTAGCGCCACCCAAGGCAGCATAATCGTAGTACTTGCAGTACGGAGCGTTGTGCTCTTCGTGGATGAACTTAAGGACATCGTTAGATGTCCAGTCATACAGTACCTTAGCAAACCGTAAAGGAATCCCTTTAGGTAGCCCCTGGGGGCGGTTAATGTAGTTCTCATGCAGCTTTTGTGTCACCGAACGGTAGCGCACCATAGACTCATTCGCACGTACACCAGTAATAAAAGCAGTACTACCGCGCTTGCCTTGCATTGTGTACTCATCAACCCTTAGAGGAAGCGGCAAGTTGCCAGACAAGCCAAAGTGTTCCGCCCTAATGCAGTTCTCAGGAAAATCACGAATAAGTAGTCCGCATTCTTCACGGAATGCGGACCAGAGTAAAACTAACTGTCGGACTCCCATGTACCACACCTCTTGCAACTGAGGTAGACAGTACCATTCCATGTCTACCCAGTCATAGTTGCTGACCTCTGTGACGAACTCTACTGCAGCCGGAGAAACAAATTCTTCATCACGAAAAATGGCTTTAACTGGTCCAAGACCACGCTCTTCGTGAACCTCTTTAGCTAGGTACAGTGCAGCAGTACTGTCCTTGCCTCCACTAAATTGGACACACACTGTATCAAAAATGTCGTAGACATGGCGAATGCGCTGCCTTGCAGCTTCCACACAATCTATGTCCAAATACATTTGCTTTCTAGGCACGGGCTAATCCAAATGTTGATGAATGAAGTCAAACAATAACTCAGTAGTTGTTGCCCCGTCGTACACTGGGCTTTCACGTAACTTCTGAATGATCCGGTACCACTCTGCCTGTTGGTCTGTCGTCTCAAACACCATTGTGTACTGGATGGTGACATTTCGGGACCCTGACGCATTTACAGCAGTGCTGCCCTGAGTCACGATAGCCTCCGTAGGGACATCCTTAGGATCTAAGGTGATTGTCGGTTCAGAGTCTTTAGATTCTGGAGCGTACGCCGGAGCATCGTTCTTTTCCGGAACACGGTCTACCGAGATACTCGGCGCAGTCCATCCGTCATTCGGCGCATTAGTAATAGTTGACGAGTATACAGAGTTTTCGATCGTGGCTATAGAAAAGTCGTCCCACCCTAAGGTGCTATAGAAGTCTTCATCTAAGGAGACGTTTTCTGACAGAATGTCCAACAAAATAGACTCGTCAGTCGTACCTAGGTCGGAAATCCGGTTATCTGCCAGAGAGAAAGCTAGTGCCTCTTCCGAATCTAAATCTACGACAGAAACGGCAATCTGCTGCCACCCTAGCTGCTTGGCAGCATCTAACTGATGATTGCCTGCAATAACAGTACATGTCCCATCACCGTTGTCTACCGCCACAATTGGCTTTAACTGCCCAAACTTATTGTATGACGCCATAATTGCTTCTACATCGCCCTTGCGGGCGTTTGTTTCTAGAGGCACTAACATGTCAATGTCCACTGCCAGCGCAGTTAAATTAGCAGAAATATTGTGAATCATAATCTTCTAAAACTTTACTTGTGATCGAACATTTGCGGAAATGGTGCGCAAAGCGTCGCAAGCCGTGCGCAAAGAGTGTAGACGCTCCCGCTTAGCCTTCAGCAAAGCCTCAGCAATCATGGCATCGTAGTGCAAATCGCTTGTCTTGTACCCCGCCCAACTTTCTTTCTGCTTAACAGCGCCCTCCGCCGCCAGGTACTCTTTGTACCACGCTTTCTTATATTCCGACTCTTTGACAGCATGATCCTTAGACAAAATCTCAAACGCTTCTGTCTCCTGCTCAATTTCGGAAATCAGGCGAACTAACTCGCCCTCTACCTCAACTTGACTGATTGGCTTGTTTCTAACTTGCTGCATAGCGCTTATTCTACTCCTTTTTCTTTAAATCGTCAATAGCCGCAGTCAACCGAACTACCTCGTCATCCCAATCAACCATAATCCCCGGAACGCCACGTTCCAGCAAATCATCTAAGTGAGGCTTACCTAACTCCTCCATAAGCCAATAAACCCACAATAGCGGATTTTTCTTCTGCTGCCAATGACATTTAGCGCACAAAGCTACCGCATTCCGCTCATCAGTTCTCGTGCCAGAAATTGAGCGCGATATAATATGGGCGCACTGAATCTGCTTACCGCTGTCACGAGACACTCCACACCATCTGCACGTAAAACCGTCCCTCATTCGCACAAACAAACTGTGCAGCTTTGTCGCCTTTGCTTTGGCGGCGCTACCGTAAGAAGCGGGCATTATCTACGTCCTATCGCCAATAAGGCTCTGTAACAATTGCGTTTTTCCAGTCACGCCGTAACCTCGCTGCTTCCATAAAATGGGGTGGCGTATTGCACCAGCTTTCTAAATGTAGCCCCAATGTCTCACCTACCGTCGGTTCAGTAGTAATCCGAGTATGGCACTGTCGACAAACCGCCAACAAGTTCCTTTCATCTAATATACTACCGCCCTGCGAACGATTAACTAACTCATGAATATCCACTGACTTCTTCTGCCGAACAACTGTAGACTTCAGTAGACCTTTGACTGCATCATGCCCTGCCCACACCATACACGCTTCACAATAGGGACGCTCCTTTAGCAGCCTCTTCACTAATTCGCGTCGATCTACGTACCGCTCAGCCATCTTATCTGACCGTGGCTTCAGCGGTGAACGCTTAAGCTGACTGGACCCCCTCTTAAGGGGCGACCTCTTCATGGGCTTCCCCCGCTTCACCTTGCTTCCTTCACAAGTTTCTTAATGGCCGCTAGTAAGGATGATACACCATTACCAATGTCAAACCTCTTAACACGCTTCCGATTCGTGTCTGCTATTTCTTGACGATATTCCACATCCCTGTACTTCTTAAGTATTCGTACATAGTCTTTGGGACTCTTCGCTAACTCCCCAATTCCGCATTCCTTCACCAAATACTCATACTGTGGTGACCACGAAGCCACAAACGGCACACATGCGGCAGCATACTCCAAGCCTTTAATATACGACTTAGCATGGTTGAACGCTATGTTCGTGAGGGGAACAACACCCACATCAAACATAATGCCATCTTGTAGCTGATGTGGTGCCACAAACGGGTGTGTAGTTACTTCGTCCTTAGCTACTCCTATCTCGCTCCAGAAATTAGGATGCAGCCCATTTGTTAAATGTCCCGTGTGGTGCCATGTTGCGAACTTTGAAATATCTTTAACGTGCGGCTTTAAAATCTGCAAATCACCGCTACGGTGAGCAGTCGATCCCATCCATCCCAAAACATATTTATCGTCTACGTTCTTGTGTTCCTTATAAGCGTTAAACTTGTCTAAAGTCACGTAATTACCACTACGGACACAGTTAGGATTCCATTGACTAATTTTATCCTGCAAGAATGGAGTTGACGTTATAATGCCGTCTGATATCTCGATTATATTTTTATACCAATTGATATTTTCATCTTTATTGAGACGTGGATCAGACGCTTTCTTGGCGTAATTCTTTTCGCTAAGCCCCCAATACCAGTCGTCCACATCCTGCAACACAATCTGACCCGCTGACTGCGCCTTTTTGATGTCGGGAACAACCTCCATATGCATGTAACGCTGCATAACTATCACATCACAATCAAACGAAGTTACGCCGTCCCAAGAGTGCACCCCAAACCTGCCCGTATGTCGGTCATTCGCCAAAATTCCGATTGCTACAGAATAGCCAGCGTCACGTAAAGGTTTAATATACTGCCCAATCCGGACATACCCCGACCCTCCTATGACAGGTTGGCCCAATACGTCTTTTGCGGTATGAGACCAATCATTGGTAGCGAACCCAATCTTCATCAGAAACCCCAAACACCATCCAAAGCAGCATACAGCAAATCGTCGCCTTCCGAGTTGACAAGTCCGTTGTCTACATGCCACTGCCGATGAGCCTTAATTGCGTCCCGTAGAAACGTGGCTAGCGACAGTGAAGGGTCGTCATCTTGCCCGAGAGCAGTCATACGGTCTATTTCAGCCAGACGCTTCTCAGCATGAAACCTAAACCGCTTAGACTTTTCTAGTTTAGCCTCTATCGACGCTGCCGGATCAATCGTAAAATCAGAGTACGACGCTCTTAAAGCAGCAGCGTCTTCCTCCAGCAATCTAATGTTCTCATTAACGGCAGATAGTATACGGCATAGGGAATGGCGCCATCTATCACGGTTCTCTTCCAGCCGCAGATAATCCATCAACTTCTGGTCTACCTTGTTCTTGATGTCTTCCGAAACTAGTACCTCAAAGTCAGTATCATCCATAATTTTACTTCCTCCACGCAGGGCAGATCGGCTTGTACGTACACCAGCCACACAAGGGTCCGGTGCGTGTCTCAAAAACTCCCGACTCGCAGCTAGCTTTCAACTCCTCCCAAGTACCACGGACCTCTACACGAACAGCATTCTCTAAATCTGCGGTAACATCATACTTGGCAAACTGTCCCGACTTCACATACAGAAGCTCCGCACGCTTGACTTCGCGCCCAGTCAATGCTTTCAGCAAAATGCTGTAAATGACAATCTGCATCTTCTTCTCCCACTCATACTGAGGGCGAGGCTTCTTGCCAGTCTTGTAGTCAGAAATCACTAACTGTTCGTTCTCTAATGTCCAACGGTCAATGATCCCGAAGATCGGAACACCGTCAATTTCGCCATCCATCTTTGCTTCAATACCAGCCGCTTCAAAGCTTGTAGGGTCTTCCATCTTGAAGTAGTTTTCAATACACCACCACGCTTTCCAGCGAAAGTTGTTCGGCTCATCACGCTCTTCTAAAGCAAAAAACTCTTCGCTCCACTTAGACTCCCACAGCGACTTTGCTAACATCTTTGCACTAGTCTCGGTTCGCTCCGATGCCTCTAACTTGAACAACTCCTCTAAAACTTCATGTACAAAAGATCCCAGTACTTGAGGTTCCGTGGAAGGCTCGGGGAGGCGGTCAAGCTTTGCGTACTTGTACTTTAGAGGGCACTGCTGAAACGTTCCGATAGAACTTGGCGACATGTACTTTGGAAGCCCGTACGGTACCGGCTCAATCGGTAGAGCGTCCTGCATCATGCCGCCGATTCAGCACTACGAAGTGACTTCACATAGGCGAGCACGCTTTGAAGTAGCTCAGCAGTAACGTTTTCGTTAATAAACTCTTTATTTTCTGATACCTTTACCCAGTACGCCTTGCACTTGACAGCCTGCTCTTGCTCCAAGGAGTTCAGGAGGCTACGTAGCTTTTCAAAATGCTCCGCTGACACAGGCTGGTCAGCAATATCCTCAGCGTGTTCCAAATACAGGGCCTCCTCGGAACGGGCCAAGTAAATAGCAACCCCCAGGCTTTGAGCGGCCTTCTTTAGGGCGTCAGACACTGCGCCCTTCATCTCGTCACCCAAATCAACAATGTCGCCACTCTTAGTGCGCTTAATCTTTTGACCACCAATACCGTCACGAACAACAGTAATAGTCGGCGCAGACTCAGTGGGAACAAAAGTGACAGTCAGACGAACATGCGCCACCACATAATCAGGGTCCAAGGTATCACGCTTACATGAGACGATCTCATACGACCACATGTCAACCCCCAACACCTTGTTGAGGCGTGTAATAACCTCGCTGACCGGGATATAGGTCAAGCGGGCATTGCCCTTCTTTAACTGCCGCTCCACTTCTTGGGGAAATGGCTCTGATAGACTCTGCAAAATACTCACTTATCTCTCCTAATGACTAGATTCTTTTTCGGTTCTCCGACTTCACAATAATCATCTGCATCAATATGCAAATTCTTGAGATTGGTGACCTTCCAGTACGATACACCAACATACTCCATCGCCTGACGAATCAAATCATGAGGCGATGACAGGACTTCACCAGTGTTCATGTCGACACTCTGATCAACCAGGCGCCGACTCACTTCATCAATCAAAGCTGAATGGTCCCATGCCTTTCGTGGCGACCCGGACTTAATCTCAACCGTCGCACCATCAACTGAAACAGGGCTTGCCAAATTACCCAAGTGCTCAGTAAGCACACTCTGAAACTCATTAAACAACGATGCAGCGTACGTTTTCACCAGATGCAAATCGCTGGCAACCTGTAGTAAAAACTCGGTATCTGTAGAGTCGAGAGTCTCCTGATCCAACTCCATTAATACGTTCTCAAACTGTCGAAGCGCACTATACGCTTCATGAACGTGGTCTACGACCATTCTCTAACCTTTCATAGTAAATAGTAAGTGTGC